GGTCTCGTATACATCTGGCCACGAATGCAATTCATCGTTCACTTCGTAGTTATACCCACGCGCCAGCAACCATTCGTGTAGGCCCATGATTCCCAACCCTAAACGGCGGTAGACGTTTCTTGTGTCCACAATTTCTTGGTACGGCAAAGCGCTCGCTAAAGTACCACAAAGCAAAAACTTTGTCACAAGGCGGGTCACATCCTCTAGCTCTTGTAGGGTTTCGATGCGGCTGAAGTTCAAACTTGCAAGATTGCATACGTCATGGGGTCGATCGCTTACAACTTCTGTGCACGCATTACGAAGCGTTTCGCCCTCATGCTCAAACATGTTGAAGCTGAATCCAGGTTCGCTCGTCCGCAACGCTTGCTCGACGTTCTTGCGGAATACACGACCAGGTTCACCCGTCTTGTAATACTCTTGAACCCATTCGGTGTCGTAGTTGACGGACACGTTCATCATGTCCAACGGCGCGGGAAAATTGAAGTCTTCAGCCTTTACGTCTGCGATTGTCTTCCCGGTTCCAGCAATCGGCATGTCGTGCCAGTTCTTTGCCGCCAAGAAATCGTCTATGTCGCCGTGTTTCCAGTTCAAGCTGCCATACATGGCGCTGCGACGGTCTCCACCTTGGCGCACCTGTCGGCCAATCTCATTAATCATTAGCGCCTTGCTCACTGCGCCTGACGCCACGCCACCACTGCGCTTCAGCAAAGAACCTTTCGGGCGATACCGCGAAAAATCAATACCGATGCCCCCGCCCATCGTAAGACAAAGCTCTGACCACCGGGACAGGTTAGCCCAATCCTCACGGGTGTCTTCCGTTGCTGCTAGCAAGAAACAGTTATTGTACGCCTTCCATTCCTTGTTCGCGTTCGCCAAGTAGCGTCCACCAGCCAACCATTTGAACTCGGTCATGAACTGCACAAGCTGATCTTTGTCGTCGGCTGGCATAAGGTCGCCACACACCGCGTCCACTAAAGCGCGGCACAGCTTGGGCCATGTCTCTGCCCCTTCGTGAGCGTATTTCTGGTTGAAAATAGTGGTAGCAAATTCATTACGAAACATCATTCATCCCCAGTTCTTCACGTGCGATTTCTTGTTTGATTAAGTAGTGCAGATAAAACTTACATTTCAGCAGGTCTTTAAGCGGCGACCCTTTGTGTTTGTATCGGGTCAGATACTTTATGCAGTTGGCCTGCGCTGGATTCATGTTGTGTGACATGATGTAATCCAAGCACTCTATTCCCTGCGTGTAATGGTCGGGGTGGTAAACTTCTGTGCTGCCAAACTCTGCGTCGGGTGCGGCAAAGCTGAGCTTGAGTTTTGCTAAATCGGCGGGGTCCAAAGATTTACTCCTGTGTCCAAATCGTATTCAGAAAAGGAACGCAGAATGTACGCAAGACGTGCTTGCGTCAACGCATCGTTTGCAGTTTCGCCAGCTTTTTCGTACGCGGAAACGACAACCTCCCATCTTTCTAATGGTGTCGTGCAGTTTTCTAGCAGACGCGCTGCCCGTACCTTGCCTAAACCTGGCACGCCGGGGTAGTTGTCGGTGCTGTCACCTGTGATGCTTTGCAGCATGTGGTTGTAATTGGCTTCGTCGGCTGTGACCTCAATCACCTCGCCCTCGTTCAAGTCCAAGTGCAAGCCAGGTACGGTGCGCAAGTCCTTGTCGATACTGACGATGATGCTACCCGGTTCACTGCCGTGCATGCCCACTAGGTCATCACCCTCAAGGGTAGGCTTACTGAACCCACCGTATTTGTCTGTGCAGTACCCGCGCATGTACGACCAGCCAAGCGGACGCCGCCCTTTGCGGTTAGCTTTGTACGCTGGGTAAAGTTCTTTGCGGTAGTTGTCGTGGTCTGACAGGCAGAACAACAGGCTTGTCGCTTCTGTCTGGTCACGTATTGCTTCGGCCAAGTTGTCAAAGACAATCTCAGCTTCCGTTGTGCTTAACCAATCAGTGATAACAACGTCGCCAAAAATCTCATGCTCGGCTGGCGTGGTGGCGGCGAGACACGCTTGGTAAACCAGCACGTCCGCATCTATAACTGCGCGCAATCAAATGCTCCTAAGATTGCAGGGGTACGCCTCGCTGTAAGCAGCAACTACTACAATTTCCAGCGCCGCATACTCTTTGTCCAATAAGTCATAACGAACTAGGTATTCTAAAATTACTGCGTGCGTCTGCTGTACGTCTTCGATGGGGTGCGCTTGGCAAATCTTTGGTTCACCATGCGCCAAAACGAAAGCAGTGTTTGCCCCCGCAATAAGTCCGTTAATATAAAACCAAATAGGATTGACTAGCCCGTCATCTACTGCGCTGTTCAATGTCGGTAAATAAAACTGTGGGCCAGTAAGATACTGAGCGCGTGCCGTTGTGGGGAGACACACTGCAAACCAGCAGACCAACAGGGACAGAAACCAACGCATTACATTTAGTGGCTCTCGCTCCAATTATTGCCCACCTTCACGTCACAGGTAAGCGGTGCGCGTATCTTAAAGAAATCATTTGCTTCGCGCAATGCTTGCGTAATCGCATGCGAAGCCTCGTCTAAATCTTTGTCCGCACAATCGAATTGCAGTTCGTCGTGCACGTAGAGAACTAAGTTGCAATCCAAGTGCTTCGTTAGTTCCACCGCACGACAACACCAGAACTTTGCGTAACAGCTAGTGGCTGACTGTATAAGGTAGTTAAGGCTCTTGTGTTCACTGTCGATTGGGATGATGCGGCCATCCAGACTGCGCAGTTGCTTAGCTTTCTTCGCGACCTTCTTTGCTTTCTTAATCAACGCGTCCAACGCAGGAAGTGCAGTGAGCAATCGCTTGCGCACCACCGTACCATTCTGCCCCGCCATCCGGCCAAGCCGTTCGTCGCCTGACCCATAGATCATAGCGAACACCACGCCCTTCGCCCTGTCCCTGCTGATACCCATTGCATCCGCATTCGTCTGGTGCGCATCGCCTTCCGCCAGAATCTTAGCGTACGCCCCTTTGTCGTACGGGTGCATGTAGTGGGCGAGCATCATTAACTCAGCTTTGTCCAAGTCAGCGGCTAGCAGCTTGCGACCAGGGCTTGCAGTAAAAAGCTCCCGGCATTCCTTGCCGTACTCGCTGCCCATATTTGGAATTTGCTGCATATTTGGAGCTACCGAAGATGTCCGAGAAGTTCTCGCCGAATTAGAGATCACACGCGCATGTATTCTACCGTTGCGCGAGTGCTCAATCCAACTGCGAACCAAGCCCAACCGCTTCGTTAACATAAAGCTGCGTGCTAACAGCTTCGCCGCTGGGTACTGGTCGCTAATACCATTCAGAATGCTCTCGTCCACACGTGGTAGCTTGCCGCTTTCAGTCATCACGCTTGGCTCCCAGCCTTGCGCTTGGAGAACCTTGGCGATATGCGCTCGGCTGTTCGGGTTGAAGTGCACCAGCTTTACCTTTTGGTACTCACACCCTTCCGTTACGTGGGGCTTGTTCTTGTACGCCACGCTGCGCTTCGGCACGACAAGCGGACCATCCGCCTCGTACCAAGACCCGAAGGTCTCAAGCATTTCCACTTCAATGTCGTCTACCGCACGCTGCAACGTTTCCTGCAAGCGCGCCGCTTTGTCTTCATCAAATGCAAACCCGTAGGTTTCCATGTCACGACACACGCCAGCAAACTCATGCTCTAACTTGTTCGCGTCTTCGCTGATACCTAACTGCGCAACCTGTTTGTACAGCCGTGCCGTAACCCGGCAATCATTGAGACAATACTCCGCTAGCTCCGCGTTGTACCCGTCTGTCCACTCGCCGCTGTATTCGCCCTTGTTCAAGCCCAGCCGTACGCCCCACGTGTTTAGTGCGTGGCTCCCTGGTTTTGCCCGGTGATCTAGCTCGCGCATTTCTTGCACGGTCCACTTGGCAAGGTCACGCTCCGCAAGATCAGGGTATGCCAAGCGACTCATAACTAAGGTGTCAACGATTGGGTTGCGTGGCTCAAACCACGGGTAAATCTTGCGCAGGGCAGGAAGGTCAAACGCCACGCCGTTGTGAAAGACAAGCACGTGGTCTCCCATTAGAAACCGCAAGCCACTTTCAATATCCAAC